GGTAACTGGTGTGGTCAGTGCTGACATCGCTGGTGGCGACGGCAAAACCGTCGAGGTGCCGCTGCTGGACAGCGACATGCCAGTCATGTTGCCTGACGGCTTCACCGCGACCACCGTCACCGTGACGATCGCGGACGACAAGACGCTGCCGCATCACGCTGCTCTGAAGAAGATCTCGGATGGCGTCGCACTGACCTGCCTGCGCGGCATGATCCCTGGCGGCGGCGTGCTGCTCTACGCCGGCTACTGCTCGTTCAATGAGTCGCCGAGCCTGGCCAAGGGCAGCGTGATGGCAGTGAAGGCTGTCTTCTCGCTGCAGAACAAGGTCGTCCGCTACTGATCTGTGTTGCCAGCTGGCGCCGAATGGTCGGCGCTGGCCTTTTCCAAGCCCGCGGGGTAGCGCCTCGCGGGCCTTTTTTTATCCCCACCTGAAAGAAAAATATCATGGCAAAAGCAAAACTCACCCTGGCCGACGAAGCAACCTTCAAGGCGATCGTCGCCATCCCTGTCCCGGGCGGACACACCGCTGACGTCGAATGGACCTTCGCCTGGATGCCCCGCAAGAAATTCAAGGAGTTCGTCGACGGCCTGCAGGGCGCGGAAGACGTCGACGCTCTGATGGACATCAGCCGCGGCTGGGATCTCGACGAACAGTTCAATAAGGCCGGCGTCGAGACGCTGACCCAGAAATACATCGGCGCCGCGCGCGCGGTGCTGGACAAGTTCATCGCTGAGCTGACGGGCGCCCGCGCAAAAAACTGAAGGACGTTGCCACCGCCATGTACGAAGCAGCCCCCACCGACGCCGACCTTGCCGTCGCGGGGCTGACCAGGGATGAGGTGACAACGTCTGTCGGCATCTGGCCCGAGAACATGCGGGCTTACAACACGTTCTACGGGCTGCGCAAGCAGTGGAATATCGCGCCGATGGGCGGCCCGATCGGGTTGAACTTCCTCGTCGCCTACAACCGGATGGACCGGATGGGGCTGACGACCGAGGAGTACAACGAGCTCGATGAAGACTTGCAGGTCATGGAAGACGCAGCCCTGCAGGCGATGCGCACGGAATAACCAGCTGGACCGCCACCTACGGGTGGCATTTTTTATGGGCGGGACATGAGCGATACTGTCAACAACGCAACAATCATGATCACCGCCGACGCGAGCGGCGTCGAGGCTGGCTTGCGCAAGGTCGAAGACGCGACCGCCAAAACCGGCAAGAGTCTCGACAACCTCGAGGCCAGCGCGAAAAAAACGACGGCAGCCCTGGAAGGTGTCGGCAGCACTCCAGGTATGGAGACGGCCGGCGACGGCGCTGGCGTGGCCGCCGGCCGCATGGACCGTGCGACCAAGAGCATGGCCGATTCGATCCAGCGCACGCTGGCGACGATGAATGCTGGCGTCAAAGGCTCGGCGCAGTACTACGAGGCCCTGGCAAATTCGCGCGGACTGAACGTCAACGCCCTGCGTCCGTACCTGGATCAGCTGGACGAAATGTCGAAGAAAAGCGCGCTCGCGGCGGATGCCCAGCGCAAGCTCGACGACTCGACCAAGTTCCTTGACAGCCTGCGCTCGCGCACCGAGGGCATCGGCAAGTCCGCATCCGAGCTGGCCGCCCTGCGTGCCGAGCAGCTAGGCGTCAGCGACGCAGCTGCCGACATGATCGCAAAGCTGCGCGAGCAAGAGGCGGCAGGCGAATCTTCGTTCGGCAGTTTGGCCGACCTGGCCGAGGGTGCCAAAGTCGCTTTTTTGGCTGTTGCTGCAGCTGTCGCGGCAGCGGCCGCCGCCGGTGCTGTGATGGTCGGTGATGCACTGAATGACTTGGCTGATCTCGACGGCATGGCGCAAAAAACCGGCTCGTCGGTCGAAAGCCTCTCCAAGATCCAGAAACTTGCCGTAGTGTTTGGCGAAGACATGGGCGGCATCGATGCCGCGCTCGTAAAGCTGTCGCGCGGCATGGCCGGACTGGACGACGACAGCAACAAAGTCCAGAAGGCGCTCAAGACGCTGGGCATTTCATCGCGGGATGCCGCAGGCAACTTGCGCGATCCGTCCATTGTCCTGGTTGATGCTTCGAAAAGCCTTCAGAACTATCGTGACGACGCCGGAAAAACGGCGTTGATCAACGATCTTCTGAGCAAGTCTGGCGCAGATATTCTGCCGTTCCTGAACGACCTGGCGGAGAACTATGACGGCGTTGCAGGTACCTCGGGCGATGCTGCAGCAGCAGCAGCTGCGTTCCAAGATCAAATCGGATTCCTTAAGATCGAAGTAAAGAGCCTCGCCACATCGGCCGCGGTTGCGTTGGCTCCGGCGCTGCGAGACTTGGCCGGCGCTTTCTCTGACGTATTCAAACAGCAGACCCCGATCAAGAAAGGCGAGTGGTCGTCGTGGGCTGACGATCTCGGGCTGGGCTTCGCGAAGGCATCCGACGCGGTAGCGACGTTTGCGCGATCCAGCGGTGTCGCGTGGGACGTGCTGAAGGGCGTCCGGGCCGGATTCGCTGTCGTGAATGACATCGCGCTGATCAGCCCGGTGGAGGCCATCTACGAATCGTTCAAAGGCGGCGACGGACTCAAGGACGTCAAGAAATCGTTTTCCGATTTGAACAAGGCGATCGCAGATGGCTTGAAAGGCCTCGATGATCTCAATAGCGCTCCTTCTGATCAATTCCAAAAGGCTTATCTTGCACGCCTGGCCAATCGTGGCGCCCCGCCGGCTACGCCGAATGCAGGTGACGGCGACAAACCGAAGCCAGGCCTGCCGCGTGCAGCTGACGAGGCGGCGGCGAAGAAAGCCGCGCAGGATGCGGAGAAGGCAGCAAAGGAATACGAGGCACTGGTCGACCGCATCAACGGCAAGAGCGTCGGCATCGATGCTGATTTTTATGGAAACTTGAACAAGCTGTACGACGGCTATAAGGGCGGCAAGCAATCTCTGCAGGATTACGTCGACACGGTCGAGACTTACATCGGCCAGCAGCAGTTCGTGAAGCAGGCCGAAGATGAGCGGCTGAAGTCGCTCGAGAAGTACCAGAAGGCGCTCGACGGTGCCAGCGCCGGCGCCGACAAGGCGGCCAAGGACCTGCAGGCGCAACGTGACGAAAACGATCAGATCGGCCTGGCGAAGGATGCGCTCGGCGAGTTGAATGCGACGCGCATCGAGGGGCTGGCCTTGCGCGCCGAGGAGCGTATTTGGGCTGCAGAGGGCCTCGACATCACCGGCGCGCTGGCTGAGGAATACCGCAAGGAAGCTGCCGCACTGCGTGAGCGTGCGCAAGCGGTGCGCGAGGGGGCTGTCAAGCAGGTTGGATTCGACGCGGCGAAGAAATCCGGCGAAGACCTCGACAAGTTCCTCGACCCGACGAAGGCTCAAACGTTCGGGGATGCACTAAAGGGCGCGTTCGGCGCGGCCGGCGATTCGATGACGCAGCTGGTCACCGCGCTGGACGCTTACGGCATTCGCCAAGCCGAGGTCGATAAGGCTCGTCAAGACGCGTCGGTGAAGTATGCGACCGATTCCAAGGGCCTGGCCGAAGCAAACGCCGCGATCAACTCGAAAGAGGTGAAGTCGCGCCTGAGTGGCTACGGCGACATGGCTGCGGCTGCGAAGGGCTTCTTCGCCGAAGGCAGCAAGGGCTATGGCGTGCTGTCCAACGTCGAGCGGGCCTACCGGGCGGCAGAGCTTGCGCTGGCTATCCAGACGACGGCGAAAAAAATCTTCGCCAAGCAGGCCGAGGTGGCCGCCAATGTGACGCTCAACTCCCAGAAGCTGGCAGTCGAAAGCGCGACAACCACCGCGTCTACTGGCCTGGCCGCAACCGAGGCCAGTGCCTGGGGCGTCACGGCGGTTGTCAAGGCGATCGCATCGATGCCGTTCCCGATGAACTTGGCAGCTGGCGCCGCCACACTGGCGGCCGTCGTGGCGGTGGGCGCAAGCATCATGGGCAGCGTGGGCGGCAGCAGCGTCCCACTGCCGCAGCAGCGGCAGGACAAGCAGGGCACCGGCAGCGTGCTGGGCGACAGCTCGGCCAAGTCGGAATCGATCGCCAACTCGATCGCCGCCATCGAAGGCGCAACGCTCCAGGGCCTGCGCATCA